GCCAGTTCTTTTTTGTTTATGAATATTCAGCGTGATCGTATGCAATTGTCAAGTCCACTTGAATTACATCATCTGTACCATAGTCCATTTCTCCCCACTTCACTCCGCTGTAAAACGCTCCTATGAGTTTCCATGTACCAACTGGCGTAGAGCCGTCTGGTGCAAGGATTTGAATTTGTAGGTCGTGCTTATATGATGTGGCATACTGGTCTTCCGCTCCGGGTACTGCTTGATGCTGCTGTAAGTAGTCCCAGAATTGAAGGGCAGTTATGCCCTCAAACTGGTAACAACTCATAGTCAGGTCGTCCCAACGAGTCTTTCCCTTAACCTTGAAGTAATAGTTGATATGTTCAACTGAAACAGGGGCATTTTCAAAGCCGGGTTGTTGTGAACTTCGTGCGTAAAACTGTGCGCCGGGTAATTTTGATGTTAAAACCTTGTACCTAAACTGTAAACTTGGTTTGTAAGCATCTGGTGTTACTACTCTTGGCATTTTATTTCCTCTATTTTTTCAGTCATTTCTTGACTTTTACATATAACTATTATCAAGGTTAACTTTTTTACTCTTTAGCATCCACTGGGAATACTGCTCCTGTTGGAAGAACCATGAAGTCAACTATGATAAACTCGGCTGCCTTTGCAGGTTTCAAGTAAATCTGCGCTCTCATCTCGTTTCTGTCAACAACATCTGCACCGTTATTCCTTTCGTCTATTATAATTCTGTAATCGTAAAGACCCTGTTGATTTTGAACTGTACGGAAGTAAGGTTCTACTAATTCTACGAACTTAGCCCTTGTCTCTACCGTGTTGTTCTCGAACACCAGATATTTCACAGTGTACGCTACAAAACGTTTTGCGTCAATCAACAGCCTTCTTACGTTAATACGGTCAAGTGCTGACCTCTTCTTCTGCAATGTCTTCTGTCCCCATACTGTGATGCCTTGACGAGCAAATGTAGCAAGAGGGTTTACAGACTTTATGTACAGGTTGTCACGGTCGTTCTGAGTCATCAACCTTTCTGTCTGGATAACTGTATCCAACCCACCACGGTTAAGACCTGCTGGTGCAAACCAAGGGTGTGCAACCAAGTCGTTGAACGAGAACACACCTGAGATTATAGCAGATGGAGGACACCATACATTCCTTCCCAAGTCAGGGTCAGGAATCTGAACCCAAGGGTAGTACATAGCAGCGTAGTTTGTGTTACGCGCTTCTGCTGCTTGCTGTGCCTGTCCTACTGTCGAACCTTTGTATGTTGGGTCAATTACATACATGATGTCACCACGGTCTTCGCACATGTTGATACCACGAGTAATTATTGCTCCGTGTCCAGTTGCATTGTCTAACAGTCCCGGTGTGAACAATAAGTTGATGTCATATTGGTCTTTGTTGCTTAGGATGTCAATAGCGTCTTGGTAGGCAGTTTGTCCCCATGATGCTGATCCCGGATTGAACCCTTGGCTGTTTACTGAGTATATATCTTCATACATAGCCCTTGGGTGTACTACGTTTCCTTCGCTACCACCTGCAAAAGTTCCTGATGCAGCCTGTGGAAGTGATCCAGATAGTGATCCAGCCCTTATAGTTCCTGCTGAGTTCAGGTATGCTAGTGTGTTTTGAACACCTTCTACACGAATGAACCTTGAACGGTTAGGGAATGATCCTGAACGCTCCAAATACGGTGCGCCAGATGAGTCATATCTAAGAGTAGTTGTTTGGTCTCCAATTACACGGGTAATGTAGTTTGTCGTATCCGGGTCAAGACTCAGTTGTGAATACTGCTCCAAAACTATCTTTCTGTTTGGAAGGTCATCTCCCCTACGAATGTAAAGGTCAAACACGCCCCTGTTTTGGTCAACATTGGCAATTTCCCACCTTATGTTGAAAGCAGAACCAGACAATAGTAGTCCATTTACCCCATCTTCGTCAGAAGGTCTTCCTGAACCTGATACTGATGCTGCCAATTGTCCACTGTTTAGAATTTCACCTTCGCTCAATCCTACAAGTTTAAACGCCATGTTTGTAGCACCATAAGATGCTGTTGAAGTAGATGCTGATACAGCGTAAGAACCTGACGACCAAACGTAAGAATACGCTGGTTGATAGTTTCCGTTCAATATACGAACTACTGTCATAACCTCACCATGACGCAAATATTCCTGTACACAGTGAGTTGTCAAGTATTTGTACATTCTCTGACTTGCGCCCGAACCTGATGTAAAAATATCTCCAAACCATCTTATATACTCGCTATATGTGCTAATTGGTGTAGGCGAAAATGCAGGGCCTCTAACGGTAGGGCCGATTACGGCTGCTCCCACGGCAGGAATCTGTTGTGGTAAGAAACTTAAATCAAATTCCCTTGTGAAAACTCCCGCTGAAAGAAAGACATTACTTGCCATTCATATTCCTCATTGTTTTTATTTATACAAGACCTCATTGGTCTCAATAGCATGTGCCATTTACACTATAAATATTGTGGAAAAAATCGAAACCTGTTACACCAATCCCTTCTTTCCAGAAACTGAAAAAGACCTTACTGTTTCGTTTATGTTCAACGAAGACCTATTTAAAAAGGCTTCTATTGACTCTAATTTCTTATACCCAAGATATACAAACCCCTCTCTTAGAGTTATAGGTGCGTTTGGGTATTTTCTTGCTAAGTTAACACTTATGGTATTGAACCTCTTTTTGTTATCTGGTGTCATAACAAAGGCAACTTCGGTTTTTAAAGGTTCTATTTTACCGAACATCCTCTCGTAATTTTTCTTCAAGTCCATTTTACATTCCTATTGTTTTTACAGGTGTTTTTTTTTACATCTTTTTTACAGGTGTCTGATATTACATCGAACTTAACCTTTAAAGAACGTTCTACATCTTCTATGCTATACTTCACAGTATCACAGTCTTCGTATATGAAGTCTACTATTTTTTTGCTCATGCACTGTGGTATGTCTCCTTTGTAGTATATTACTATCGAACCTTCTTGGTCTATGAATATTTCCATAGTTGCTACCCATCTAAGGTCTGGCTCTGCGTTCTTAAAGGAAAATGACAATAGTAAAAAGGCTGTTAATAGAAGTATTTTTTTCACCTTAATGTCCCTTTGTTTATAAGTTCGTGTATTATGTTCTTTTCACTATGCCTTATCCTTATTAACCTATATCCGTTTTCTGCTGCGTATTTATTTTTGCGAATAGCCTTCCAAAAATTAGTTATCTGGAACGTATAGTTACACTCTCCTAGTGTCTTTGGATGCCAAAAGTCCCCATCAAACTCTACCAATGTGTCACACTTAGGAAGATAGCAGTCAAAATGCCACCCTTCTAACTCATACTGCTCTGCATAATCTATATTGGAAGTTCTTAGGACATCCAGCATTTCTAGTTCAAATTTAGAAGACACTTTGCTCTTGCCATTTTTTACAGCAACCAAGTGTGCGTTATATGCTAATTTTCTTGATCTTATGTAGTACCCTTCTTCGTCTCTTTCTATTTCAACCTTTTTATTATTTTTCCAAAATATACTGCGTTCAGTCTCGCTTTTTTCTGTCCACCACTTCTTCTTACTCTCTGATATTTTTGTGTTTCTTTTAGAATCCGCCCCATATATCCTATCGTGGTTTTCGTCCCTACCTTTCTTTAGTCTTTTTGCTATGTCTTCTTTCTGTTGTTTAGTACGCTCATAGTTCTGTCTTTCAGACCTTTCTTCTTTAGTCATTTTTGAAAAGTGGTTAAAGGTTGCTTTTGAGTACGCTTCTTTTGACTCCTTAGAAATCAAGACAGCATGTGGGTAAACTGTTAAATACTCAGCACTTGTAATATTATGCGTCATTTGTAGATGGCTTATGTCTAATCTTTTATAACATTTTCCGCATATTTGACACTTTACCATAACATACTTCCTATTGTTACTAACGGTACTAAAATTCTCATGTATATTTTTAACGGCACATAACTTAACTGTTTGCTCATAGCGTCTGCTATCGCTACTTTACGCTCCAACTGTGCTTGCATTGAAGTAGAGTCTAATATGTCCTTCAATTCTGTGAGCAGTGCTTCTTTTTCAGTTGACGCTGCACTAAGCAAGTCAGAGCCGTTTAAAGTAACCTCTCCATCTGGTATTGGCATAGAAGAATACTTAGACCTTATATAACCTAACATCTCTTTGCACAGGGCAAGAGCATACCTTCTTATCCACTGCTTTCCTATTTCATTTATGTACTTGTAGGTAACGTTTTGGTATGGTATGTTTGAAATGTCGCTTATTTTTCCAGTACCTGAATCCCCGTTCAAGTCGAAGTTAGTACCTTCTGCATCCAAGGTATAGGTAAACCACAGTTTAAATGTACTGCTTGGAATTGGGAATATCCTGAGCCTGTTCCCGGTCAATTGAAAACTATAACCGCTCTTCCTTATCTCGTCGTTGAACTCCACTTGCTGCATCTTCAACACATCGTAATATATTGGCATGAGCATGTAGTTTCCGGGGAGGGAATAGTTGTTCCAACCGAACTCTCCTGCTAAACCATCTCCTATTGTTCCAACAGAAGGATCGTTATATCTTACTGACGCTGGCTTTTGTTTGTGGAAAATCTTTCTTATGGTGAACTGGTCGGTAGCAAATGATCCTGTCTCTATAACACTGTCGTTTATAAGGTTGTAAACCTGTTTGTTAGCAGTTACAGATACAGAACCAGTGTAGTATGTTTGAGTTCCACCAGCCCCTACTTCTGAGCCGTATGCCTTGGCTAACCTGAATATTCCGCGCAGTGTTTGTGGGACATATTTTCCAGACAGGTTTGAACTACCAGTGGGAAATCCTTGCAGGTTGATTAAATTGTCCCTTGCTTGGAAGAAGTTAACCTGTGCGCCGTATTCATTAATGGCCTCCTCAAAAGCAGCGTAGAAGTTGATCTCGTTGAGTTCTACGTCAGCAATAGGATAACCCAAACGTAATGCCGCCCACTTTGCAGTAGATTCAGCATCCTCTTGGAAGTAGGAATCATTATCATAAAATCCGAACGGTGTGTACGTCAACGGAAAGAACGAACCTGAGCCTTGCCAGATTTCTATGTTTGGGTCTGTTTGTGGCATGTTATACTTTTCCTAAGACTCTGATTAAATAGTTTGCAAGTTTTACAGCATCTTCCCTTTGAATAGTTGCGTTAGCACCTCCTTTGAATTGAAGGTTTACAGAGTCGTTCTTTCCTATCATAACGCCAAAATCTCCTATTTTAACAGATTTGCTGGCGACAACTGGTCTTCTATTCATATCATCCGCTGGTGGAGGCATTACCCCTTCTTCCTTTAGTATAGACTCAAGTAAGCCTCTAACTCTAAGGCGCAGTCTTTGTTCTAATTGTTTGTTCATTTAACAGTCCTCTCCCTCTGGGAATAGTTGTTTGAGTTTGTTGTAAGCCTGTTCGTAGATGTTTACCCATTGAGTCAAGTCATAGTCGAACTCTATCTGAAACCAGTGTGCTAACTGCGCTCTGTTTTCCCTTGCGCCTTCATCAGACCATACATAGATCAAAGAGGTTGATTCTATCTTCTTTATCCACTTTAACCTTTGGCTTCCATCTGGAAGGTTCTCGAAAAATTCATGGTCAGAGCATACACTTGCTACGTTCTGAACCTTCAAATATGCTTCTTCTAAATAAGTGTCGTCTGACAGTTGGAAATTCTTTACTTTTAATCCCATATTATTCTGCTGTTTTTGTCTTTTTGATTTTTGGTTTAACTATAACACCGTCTAGTTCATGTTCTACAACTTCCTGAACAGGAGGTGCTTCTACAACTACTGGTTGTACGGGTTCTAGTGCTTCTACTATCTTGGTTACTTTAGGTGCAACCTTGATAGGTTCTACTTCTACGGGCTTGTGCAGTAAATTCTGCCATGCTGCCCATTTGCTGTTTTGACTCATTACTTTTTTCTCCTTGTTATAGTTATATTTTTTATGGTTAAACCTTAGATTTAGTTTTTTACGGTAATTCTTCAATTATTACATTATCCGGTGTTCCTGCTCCAACGTTGTTTAAAATTATAACCCTGTCATTGCCTGAACCATTATATTTTACGAATCCATTCAAGTTCACGTCTTCTAATAAATAACCTTGAACTACATTTAATGGGTTGCCGACCTTTGTTAAAATAGCGGTTTTATCGTCATCAACTCCGGTGTATCTAATAAGTTTCAGGCAAAATATCAGTCGTTGGAGTGACATTGTGAACCGTATTGTTTCCGTCCAAGACAAAGAAGTTTCCTGCTTGGTCTTGATTACCTTGAACCACGATTCCCGGTGCAACTTGCTTGACAACAGGTTGAGTTCCGACCAGAACTTCTGGATTGTTTGAAACTGCTTTGACATCAAGTCCAAGTTCCTGCATTTTAGCAATTTGACTCGCATCAACTGTTGGTTGAGGTTGAATTTGTCAAACTTGGCCTTTTTTAATAAATCCCATCTATTTTCCTAATTTGTTTATGCTATAATGTCGTCAAATCCGATTCTATGACCATGAACTGGATCATAATACTCGTCTTTCATTCGAGTCAACTCTAAATAACCTAAAGATTCCATTTTACTTATTAACTCTTCCCATTTTTCTTCCAAATGATACATAATTTTGGAATCTCTACGATTTCCTCTATTAAAAGAATTTTTTATTGTCTGTTCAAGTTTCTTCAATTTATTGAAATATTTCTCTTTTTCAGACGGAATCGATTCATTTAACAATGATCTTAATTTCATATTAATATTTATCATATTATTTTTTTGTTTTTGAATGGTTAAGGCTTCTTTATTTTTACATTTCTGTTTGGTAGTGAAAAATACAATGCTTCGGTTTCTGACAAAAAGAAATCAGTATCAATTCCTGTGCTTGGGTAATCTTTCAATCTAATTATCCCACCAAAGCATTTAGCATTCTTAATTGCTGTTCCATTTACTGAATACTTTAATATGTTTGAAGCATTTATGGTAAATACTAATGGAACAAACCCTGAACCTTCGTCAATTGTCCAACCAGATTTAAGTAAATTTAATTTATACCTATCTTGAATAACTTGCAATGGAGATTTTCCAATTTGCGTTGTCATAGCGGTATCGATGTCGTTCAACTCCTTTAATCTTGCATTGACCCTTGAAATTATCTGAGAATTTTCAACTAATTCGTTTACAGTTATTTCAATCTCAGTTGCTTTTGCATTTGCAATTGCAT